CCGAAAAGCAAACCCGGCCGAGGTCGGCGGCTTGCCGTTTCTGCAAAAGTTCAAGCTCAACAACTCCGTTTTGATCCACCGGCGCGGCGCGTAGGATCTCAAAATAGGCCCCGGTGTAACCTTGCCCGCCTTCAAGGTTTGCGAAATAGGGCAACGTAAAGGCCACGATTTGCCCGGGACGGTACACGGTCGAGGGCGAGAGTAGAACTTGACAGGAAAAGCGCGCCAAGGGCCGGGAACGGGCTTTCAAAAGCGAAACAAGCAACGGAATCACAACGGCAACCCCGCCGCTTTGCGTCAACCCGGGATCGTCAAGTTTGAGGTCAAGCCGCCCGTGCATTGCGACCGATTCGCGCTCGATAAGATTAAAGGCCCGCGCCGCGACGCCGTCGAGGTTGTAATCGGTTTCTATTCGCGCCGCGTTTTTGACCAAAGACAAATCGATCGGCATGGCCGGCAAGTCGTCGCGAACAAGCTGCGCGGATCCGACGGTATGGTTTGCCGTCGTCAACGGGTACACGTCGCCGCGACTCGTTGCCCTCAAAAGCCCATCCTCACAAAACACGAGATAGCAATTGAGCGCGACCGACAAACGTTCTACAAGCTCGGCGACCGCGATCGGCTTGTCTATGTAATACCGGCGATTCGAAGAGAACGGCGCGAGGGCGTCAAGGCTGGCGTCGTCAACCTCCGCCGAAGTGAAACCAAGGCCCCAAGGATAGGGCAAAACGTCGTAAAGGCCCGACCCGGGGCCGTTTGTACCGTCGCCGTTCAACGAGTAGAGAACCTGCCGCAACATCAAAAGCGCGTCACCTTGCCAGCGCCTAACCTCCGAAACTTCGGCGTTTTGTTCGTGCGTTTGCGCTTGTGAAAAATCAAACGCGCGGATCTGGTGAGGATCCCGGATCAGTTGTTGATAACGACCGACGACAACATCGCCAGCCGAAACCGTCAACGATCCGTTGTGCGTAATCGTAAACGTACCCGTTCGGCTTGTCGGCGTTGTTTTGGCGACGACTTGCAAGCCCTCGCCGCCGCTCAAAAGGTCGCCGGCGCTGTCTTCGAGGTCGAGCAAATCGCCAACCTCAACAAACCGGCCGTCGCCTTGCGCGTCGACCGTTTGCGACAAGGTCAACGTTTGGCCAGATACGCTCGAAACCTCAAACTCAAAAAGCGGGTGTTGGGTGAATTGATACCGGATCAACTCGTTGTTGATTCGCAAGAAACCCGGAAAAGCCGCCCCGCCCCTGTACCCGTGCGCCGGGAACGGCGTTTCCTTGTCTTTCAACCTTAAAACAAACTCTTCGGCCGAAGTCGAAACGCCCGGCGGTAGTGCGCCTTGCCCGCCCGGGTACAACATATCCGAACGCAAAACCCCGCTTGCGAAGTCGCCGCCGAAGGCCTGCGAATCGTTGATCCGTTGTTGCCCCGATACAATCGAGAGTTTCACGCCGCCCGCGTTTTGCTCGGCGTTTTCGATGTACCCAACAAAGCGGCGCACCGTGTCGGCGTAGTCGTCGAGCTTAACCCATTTGAGTTCAACCTTGCGACCAAGCAAAAACGGGTTGAACCCGTACACGTTAAAGCCGACCGAATGCGCGGCCGCCGTCGTGCCGAGTTGCGCCCGGTTGATTGAAATGTCGTCATAACCGACGCCAGCGGTTGACCCGGTCGCGTAGACCGCCTCACGTTCGATCCAAAGGTAGCCCGGGATCGTGTACACGCCCGCCGAAGCGACGCGAAGCGTTGACGCACTCGACGAAATACCCGCCAACAAGGGCGAAATCGGGCTTGTTTTTTGCGCGTTGAAAAGTTCGGGCGCGCGCGTCAGTTGTACGCTTGTACCTCCAAGATCCGTTTTGCTCGTGTACGGGTCAACCCCAACCGTCAAGCCCGACGGGATCGGCGTTGCAATCCGAACAAGAGTTTGATTGTTGATAGCGTAGGCTTGCGCGCCGACGATCCGTTCGTGCGATACAAGCGCAAAGTCAGATCCGAAAATGTCAATCAACAAGCCATAGTTTCGCGCCGTCATTATGCGCCCCTTGCGACGAGTTCGCCGGAATAGTACGGGTAGCCTTGCACGGTTCGCTCGCTAAACGTGCGCCGCTGGCAACTTTCAAGCGTCAACTTGTATTGATACGAAACCGAATCGTCGGAGTAATCGGGATAGAAGCGAAACGCGCCGCCAGTCTTTGCCCACGGCCCCCAAAATTGGACGTATTGATCCCGGCTGGCTTGCGTTATATAGCGAAACCGCCAGCGCCGAACCTGATTTTTGCCCAAAAAGCGCGGAAATTGCGAAGCCGTGTTTGACGTGGTCCACCCGGTGAAATCGTAGGTTTCGACCGTCCCGTCGATTGCGACGGCTTGCACGATCGTCGCGTCGTCGATCCCGCCGTCGTCGTCTTGCGCCGGTTGCGAAGGAAACCAAACCACGCCCGCGACCGCCGGGCTTGTATGGCTTGCCGCATAGGCCGTCAACGACGAGGCCGCCGCCCAACCCAAAAAGTTTGGCCCGTATTGTTCAACCGCCCAAGTGTTGCCGCTTGTGTCCTGAGTGCCGCCGATCCAAATGTTGCCCGCTTGCGACGTGCGCGGGTCGATCGCGAAGTTTTCGGATCCGCTTGTTCGCTCGACCGTGTATTTTCCGGTTGCAACGGCAAAGGTCACGGAGTACGCGTTGCCGGCGACCGAGGCCGAAGTCATAGCGCTTGACAAACTCGTCGCCAATTCGTCGGGGTAGTATTCGCCGAAACCAAGCGTTGCCGTGTTCGCGCCGCTCGTTTGCTCCGAAAAATAAACCTCGTTGTTGGTCGAGTCGATCGTGATTTTCCCGACAAACGCGGGCGGATTTCCTAGCCCCATAACCTAGCCCCCACGGTTCGCGCGTTGCTTTGTTGCCATTGTTTGAATTGGCGAAACTCTTGTTCCGGCGTACCCAACGACCAAGGCGCGCGATTGAACAAAATATAAGTCTCTTGCGTGGTTGTTTCGGCTTGCCGGGTCGGCGCGGCGCTTGGCGTCGAACGTAGGGCGTTGATCCCGGCCGTTGACGCACTCGAACCCGACCCGCCGGCGAAAGCCTTGGCAAACCCGCCGCCAGTTGCAAGGGCCGCCCCGATACCGATTAGAGCGCCACCGCGGACGACCCCGTCGGGAGTACCTGTAAGCAATAAGCCGGTTCCCGACATGATGAAAAACGATCCAAGTTGCACGGCTAGATCCGACAAAAACGAAAGCGCGCGCTTTCTAAAGTCTGCCCCAAAGTCGAAGCCTTTCAACCCTTGCGCAAGTTGCCCGAGGCCCTCGCCGAGTCTGACTAGTGAGTCGGTCGCGAATTGGATCGCCGACTTTGCCAGCCCGCCGAGTTGTTGCCCAAGGGCGTTTGAGAAGTTGCGGCCCGTTGCCTCGGCGTCGGCAAACGATTGACGCAAACCGCCCGCGAAAGTCGTGGCACGTTGCGCGTTTTCGACAAGCTGCGCCCCGACTTTCTTTTGAATGTTGCGTTGATCAACAAGGGCCTTTTTTTGCACTTGCAACGCTTCAACGCGTTTTTGTGCCGCCGCGCTTGCCTCTAGGTTGCCTTTCAAGGCGTCTGCGCCCGCTTTCAAGGCCGTCCTTTCGATTTCTTGGTTGGTTGCTAGGATCTTTTGATCAATGTCCAAAATAGCCCGCTTTGCGGCGATCCTTTGTTGCTCGACTTGGGCAAGCGCCGAAAGCCCGCGCGCAGTCAAAAGTGCCGCTTGCGTTGTTCGCTTTTCAAGGTCGGCGTTTTGCTGGATCCGCTTCGACAAAGCCGCCGCTCGTTTGATCTCTTGTTCGCGTTCGAGGCTGGCGAGGGTTTTTTGCAGTTGAATCGCTACGTTTTGGAGTTCGTTTTGCCGCTGATACTCGGCCGAAAACTTCGCCGTCCTCGTCAATTGGTTGTTTGTAATCGTCAACAAGGCCCGGGCCTCAACAAGCCGAACGCCCGAGGCCGTCGCGATTGTCTTTTCTAGTCTTGCTTTTTCAATAAGCAAAACTTGCTCTTGTTTTTGTAGGTCTCTTTGCGCTGTTTGTACGTCTGTAATCTTGTCGTTTTCGAGCTTGGAAACGGCCGCTTGTTGAGCGTTTGACGTCAAAAAAGAGTTTTGCGCCCTCAACTCCGAAGTGACAACCTTTTGATTTCGCAAAAACTCTTTTGCATCGTTCAAGCCCGCCTTGCTTTGTATCGCGAAAATAACCGCGCTTTGCTTTTGTTGGTCGGTCAACGTTTTGTTTTGACGAATCAAGGCGAGTTGTTGATTCAACGGTTTGTCGATCACTTTCAAAACCGACAACAAGGCCGCCCGGGTTCGACGCGTCGACAAGAAAACCTTCGCTTTCTCTGGCAAGTCGCGAAGGGCTGAGAATACGCCCGAAATCGTGCCGCCGAGGTTCGAAAGGGCGTCAAGGGCGTTTGATAGAAAGTTGCGCGTCAACGCCCGCGCTTCGCTTTGCAAGGCCGCCCGCTCGGCTGCTATCTCTTGCGCCGCTCGTGAAACGCCCCGGCGGCCGCCTCGAACGCCACCTTTTGTGCCGCTCGTCGTTGCCTTGACAGGGGCCAAAGGCCGAAGCCCTAACCGTTGCACAAGATCCGGGCTTGCAACGGTTGGCGCTTGCTGTAATCGTCGCCGCGCCGCTCGTAGCCTTTCCTCTTGTTTTCTTTCAAAGTCGGCGCTTGCGATTGTTTGTGAGCTTGTAAACGCTGAAATTGCAAGCCTTGCCAAACCTTTCGCGCCTGTTTTGGTTGCTTTTGCAATTCCTGAAACAATCCCGTCGGCGATCGCTTCCGACATCCTGTCCCGAAACACGCTAAAAAAAGAAGATCCTTTCTTTTTTGCTTCGTCGGCGATCGCTTTCAACGCTTTTTTTGTTTGCTTGACGAGGCTTTGGATCGCAGGAATCAACGTCGACTTTGTAAACGTTTCGATCCTTTGAACGATTTTGTCGACCCCGCCAGCGCTTGCGATGATCTTGTTGATTTGTGGGGCGATTGTTCGCAAAACGCCAAACACAAGATCCTTGAAGGCGTTTCGGAGTTTTGTGATCGGTGAAACAATGTCTTTTCTTGCGACCGCGTCAAGCGTTGTTCCAAGCCGCGCCGCGCCCTTGTTGACGAGGCCGAGGGCGATTTGCACCTTGTCGTACTTCGTCAACTCGCGGTCAAGTGCGTTCGCTCGTTGTTGCGTTGCAAGCGCAAGCTCGCCGGACCTCACCCCGATCTTTTGCAAAACGTCGTCGGCGACTTCGCCGCTCGCCAGTTGTTGCAACAACTCCGACCGAGGCAAGCCCGAAACAAACGCCAGCGCGCGCGAAGCCTTTGCGATTTGCGGGGCAAGGTCTTTGCCTATCCCGGCCGCTTGCAATTCGATCAACGTGCCGAACGCTTGTTGCTTTGAAATCGCGCCGTCGAGTTGCTTTTGCAAGCGCGCCGCGTCGGCAACTGTAACGCCGAAAAACTTTCCTCGCTCGATTTGCTGGCCGGTTTTGACTACGGCTTTCAAAGATTGATCAAGGCCGTCGACCGCGCCTTTTGCAAGGTCAACCGCCGACGAAAAGCCCGTGACTATGTTTCCGAGACTGGCGGCGCTTTTTGTGATTGAGGAAAACGAACGTTTTGCGGTTTGTTGGAGTTTGCGAAAACCGTTTTGAGCGCCTTTGATGTCGGCTGTGATCGGGATTTGAAGCGGAGTCGTCGCCATTTTATCGGCCTTTCATGGTTTGCGCTTTGCGGGCGCGTTCGGCTTTCTTTTGACGTTGATCAAGATCCCAATTCGCGGCGCTCGCTTCGAGGCCCTCACAACAAAACATAACCTCGCAAAACAGGGCGCTTTGATCTTCCCAATTCCCCGGGCCGGGCAAGTGTCCGCGCTTGTACGCCCGGTAGAGTTGAAGGGCCGCTTGTACCGCTGGCGGCTTAAAAAGAGAGATGGGGCAACGGCGGGTCGGTTTGCCTGCTACCTCGTAAACAAACCCGCCGCGTTCGGGACTATCGCCCAAACAACCCCACAACTCCGCAACCTTGGGATCCTTGGAACAAATCGAACAATCGTTTTTCAAGCCGTCCGATACCTTCAAAAATGGCCAGAAAAACGCCGCCTCAAGTCCCTGAATCAGTTTCCCGCGTTGCTTTCGTCGGCGTCCATTAAATACCCGCCGATCTCTTCCAGAATCGGATCAAGAAACTCGATGCAAGGTTCGCCGTCGTTGCCCAAGGGCGCAAGCTCGGCAAGCGTCGCGGGCGCAAGTTCAAGCAATCCAAACTTGTTTTTGATCCGTTGCACTTCGACGCCGTCAACGTCGACAATGCAAAATAGGCCGAGACTCCGTTGGGCGGAGGTCAATCCTAACAGAGTCCCGTTCCCGGCGCTGTACTTTGCCGACCCGCCAGCGGGGCCAACATAGACAACGGCCGAGGTTTGGGAATCGACGTCGATCCCGGCTAACTCAAACGCCGTCAATCGTTGCTTTGTTGTCGGTGACAAACAATAAAAAACGATCGGCGTCGTGCCTTCGAGGCTTTCAACTTTTTGGGTATGCTTTCGGCCGTCGTACACTTCGCCGCCCTCGGGAGGGTCGGAAAAGTAAACCCCGGCCGCGTTCATTGCATCCCAATCAATCGCGGGATCGTACTTTGAAACGATACGAATCCGCCCCATGCGAAGGGCTTTAAGAGTAAACCTTGACATTTGTTGACCTCCGAACGTCTAAGGTTAGAAACGATAGAAAAAGGCTTTGTTGTAACTCGTCGCGACCTCGTCGTCGACAAACGCGAACGTCGCGTCGTACGTCGAGATCCCCTCGTTGTCGCCGTAGGTTGCCGGGTCGCTTGGTTGCGCGTTGCCTATGATTGCGATCGCGTTGCCGGCCTCGGCCCCGAATTGAAGCAAAAGGCGGCTTTGCGTCCCGTTGGCTTCGGTCGTGTCTTTGAACGTTTTCGCTTTGTTTCGAAACGAAACGCCAGCCGAAGCCGCGCGCCCGGTCACGATCACGGTTTGGCTTGCCGTGTCGGCGTCGCCAGTATCGCGAACAACGCTGCGTTCGATGTTGTAGTTGAAATCGACGTTTGAAACGTCAAGCTCGGTTGTACCGAAGAAAGCGCGACCTTGAACGAACTTGATCGGCGCGGGCGGCGTTGTGTTTTTCGAGGCAAGGGGAATGTTGCCCGCAATTGAAAACGAATCGGTCAACGCGAAATCCTCGCCGGTTGCCTCAACCGTCAAGGTCAACGTTTGCGAAAACTGCGACGCAAGCGAAAGGTTGATGATGCATCCTTTGTGCTCAAAAAGTTGGTCGTCAACAAGCTCGACAACGGTCAACGATAGTTGCCCGGTGTCGTCTGGTGTGAACTTTTCGCCCGCGTAGACTGCAACGCCCGAGGCCGGGGCCGAAGACAAAGCTGGCGAAATCACGATTGAATCGCCCGCCGCATCCTCGACGGCTTCGGTAATATACGCGACCTCCTCGCCGATCAAAACCGCGTCGCCGGCGCTGAAAACGTTGGCGTTTGAAGTGTCAAGTTCGATCGTCGTCGTGGTTGATCCCGTTGTCGTCGTGCCGCCCTCGTGTGCGCTGCGCGTCCCGATTGCCGCCAACAAATGCGAGTAACGATCCAAAACTGGCGAAACGGTTTTTTCAAGGGCCGTTTCAAGGCCGAGAATCTCGCTTTCAAGCGACCCTTCGACTTGGGAAAGGCCTTTGAGGTTTGACGGCGGCGTCCAACTTCCGCGCCGAAAGTCGAGCCTCGAAAGGTTTTCCTTTCCGATCGTGAAATCCGAAGTCGCGGGCAACCGGCCGAAAATATAAAACGTCGCGCTGTCACGGGCGGCCGCAAGCGCTGGCGTGATCGTCAAGGTCAACTCGGTTGACGCTTCAACGTACGCGGTGTCCGTTATATACGCGTGTTCCTCGGAGTCGGGAAGATAAACCGAAAGACCGTTGAAATAGTCGGCCAAATAATTTTGGCGCGCCGTCGCGTCGGCGAGGTCGGCCGGGTACAAATCCGAAGTCGAGCTTGTCACCTCAACTTTGAGGCTAGTCGTCGTGTTGCCGCTTGACTTGCTGGATTGTTCAAATGGTGAATATCCTTGGTTGACCTCGGGAACAAAGCCGATAAGCCCGAGCGCCGCGCGTTTGTAATTGCCTGCCATCATTCAACCCCTTTTTCGGTTTGGGTTTCGGTTTCGGGTTCGGGTTCGACCTCGGGCGGCTCGGGTTCGGCGATCACGGGTTCGGGTTGAATCACGATCGCTTTATTCCAAAAAGCCCGGTCGTTTCGGCCTCGGTCGGTCATGGGCCTTACTCCCTATAGATCAGTGTGAATTGTTGAGTTGTCACTTGTTGCCGGTCGACAAGCTGCACGGTCGCCGTGCCGGTTCGGGTTATGTTCACAACGTCGTTGTGATTTGCCGAAATCAAAGCCTCAACCGCCAGTTGAGAACGTAAGGCCGCCCGGGCTTGCGCCGCTTGAAAGGTTTCGCCCGTGCCTTGCGTCGTCGCGATTTCGAGGGCAACGACAACGGAAAACGATTCGGGCGAAAGTTTCAACTCTTGATAAAGCGCCGCGCCGGTTTCAACGCGGAAAAGGTAGGCCCCATCAAAGCGCGCCCGGCTCGAATTGAGCAACGTTGAATCGGAGTCGCCGCCCGTGTTCGTCAAGCCGGTAGCTTCAACGGCTGTTTTGAGGGCCGTTAAGGCCGTTTGAAAGCTCATCGTACCAACGAGACGCCGGCAAAGTTCAAGCCGCGTTCCTGCGGCTCCAAACGGCCGTCCTGTGGCCATAGGTCGACGTCAACCTTTGAGAGTTGTTGGTCAATAAGCGCGAACGCTTGTTCGCGGAGGGTTTCGTATTTGTCCCAATCCTCGGATCCCGCCGACGAAAACGACGTCGCGAAATAAAAACGCGACATCGTCAAAAGCCGGTGAGCCTCGAAAAATTGCTCAGGATAAAAAACGTTCCCCGGGTTGCAAGTGCGACGCCCTCGGTCGCGCAAACGCTGGCGGAGCGTGTCGGAGATTTGCCGCCACGCTTCCCGCCGAAACGTTGCGAGCGAGGTTTGCCCGCTAAGGTTTTGTATATACGGGTTCACGTCGGTTATGTCTTGATCCGAAAGTTGCGAGTGAAAGGCCCGAATCACAACGTCGAAATACAGTCGGCGCGTGTATTCAAGGCCCCCGCTCGTCATGTAAAACACGGCCCTAAAGCCGTCCTCTATTTCAAAAAGCGAAGCGCCCCACGTCCGGGTATACGTCGCGACTGCGCCGGAAAACGAAACGCCCGACGAAGTACGCGCGACGATTTCGTTTCCGTTCGTGTCGAGGATCGCGACCTCGGCGGCGGTCAACGTGGATTCGACCTCGTCAATCATAAGGCGATAGTGTAGCGAATCACTTTCGCCTCTAACGACCGTCCCGCGTTGCCCCGCTCGGTTGCTCATCGTCGTTTGCCTCGCTTTGGTTCAACCACCGGGGCCGGCGTTTTTTTTGTAGGCTCGTCAATCACGAACGATTCGCGAACCTTGCCGCGCTCGCTCGCCATTGATGACACCGACCCGTAGGTTTTGAACGTGACTTTTGCCTCGCCAGCGCGAAGGCGCACGATTTCGCCTTTCTTGAAAATGCGAACCCGTCGCCGCCCGCGCCGATCAAAGCCTTGCATTAGTGAAACGCCCTCGTCGAGGATTTCAAGTTCGAAGTCGCGGCCGTTGCCGTAGGTTCCCGCCTCGCCCTCAATCGCCCAAGCGACGTAGGTTTGAAACGGTTCCTCCATCTGACACCACGACTCCAAAGACACGAAATCCGCAATTGTATCGCAAGCGTTTCGGTGTTCGGTTGCTGGCAAAGCTCGGAGATAGTCGGAAAGGCCGAAACCGTCGAGCTTTTGTAGTTGTTCAATTTGCATTTGTTGACCTCCGAACGCAAAAAAAACAGTTGTTAGGCGTTAGTGCCGGGTTCGACATAAAACACGGTCAACTTGAAGTTTGTCGTGATTGATTCGCCGTTTCCGACTTCCGAAACGATCGTCGCGGTCGTTGTACCCGTGCCGGCCGCGTCGCGAACGTCGCGATCCGCCATACTTTGAAGTTTGAGCTTGCCAGACGAAGAGATCCACGTCCCGACGTAGTTTTCAACGCCGCTTTCGGCGACCGCGCCGTCGACTTCAACAAGGATATTGTGAACGTCGCCAGCGACAAGATCCGTGTTGATGTCGGTAAGGTCAAGCTCGACGCCGTCGGTTGCGTAAGTGATTGTCTCCGTGATCGACATCATAGCAACGTTCAAAACGTAAGCCTTGCCGGCGGTCGCATAGTCGCTTTGCGCTTCGACTTTCACCATATTTACAGGCATTTCATGCTCCTTTTGTGGTCACAACTTAAGAAGTCGCGAGGCCGTAGATTGCGCCGAACTGGCTTGGGTTTTTGCAGACAAGTTGCGGGTAGCATTTGATGATCATGCTCTCCGCGTCGTGGCCCGGGTCGATCGCTTTGATTCCGACCGGATAGCCTTCGAAATCGGCCGGCATGGTTTCAAGCTCGACGTCGGTTTGCGGGGTGTCTTGCGGGAGAAAGTGCAAGCTCATCATATCGGTGTTGATAAACCAAACTTCGTCGTTGACGGCGTTTCCGCTCGGCTCCATCGAATCAATCGGGAACACGGGTACGCCGTCAAGCGTAAAGGTTCGGATCAAGCCCTCAACGCTGGCGACTTCGATATACTGAATATCCGCGCCGAGAACTTCCGCGATCAAGTTGTATTGAGTGCGGGAACACCAGATCTCGTTGGGCCGGGCGTTTTGGTCGGCAAGCTGCGCGAAAACTTCGCGAATCATTGCACGGGTGACTTGATTGGTTGCGGCGTTTTTAAGTGCCGGTTGCCACCATGAGTTTGTCAAGCTCAACCCTTCAAAAGTGCCGGTGTTGGTCATCCAAGTCTTGACGCCGGCGAGGTTGTTTCCGCTTTGCGCTTTGACGAGGTCGTTTTCGATACGAGAAAACAGGGCTTTGAGCTTCAACTCAAACTCAACCGCAATCGAAGGCAGATCGCCGACGACGCTGTTTCCTTGCGCGCCGTGGATCGCGAGGCCGTCCATTTCCATCGGGATCCAGTATCGCGCCCATTCGGCGAGGGCTTGCGCGATCGAAACGTTGGTTGCGGTTGGGTACGCGTCGCCTTGTGCATAGGACGCGGCCGCCCCGGCGGAGTAGTAGACCGGGAACTGTGCGGCGTAACGGCCGCCCACGTCGGCCCCCATGCCTCGGAAAAAGATTCGGTTGTTGACCGCCAGCCGGCCGATCACGGAGTTCGGCGGGACGATGCTTTTGAGATGAGATCCGGACGAATCGACAAGAGACATCACGATCTCGTTGCCGTAGTTTTGCCGCAGTCCGTTCGCGAGGCTTGTCAAAGTTTCGGTCGCCATTTTCGACGCTCCTTTTGTGACAGGTTTATCGTTGGGCGTTCAGAATAGTGGACAAACGCCCGCGAAGTTCTTTCAAGTTTTTCGGTTTGGAAGTCGGGCCGTTGATTTGTGACCGCGTGTTATCGGCCGACGTTTTCGAGGTAGCACCTTGAACGGTACGCAAAACCGTTAGTTTTTGCAAGGGGTTTTCGGCTTTGAGCGCCACGAACAACGAGTCAACTTTTTCTTTTCGTTGCGCCGACAAACCAGAAAGCCGCGCGTCAAGCAACTTTTGCGCGTTGTTGTCGTACTCTTCGACCAAGGCCCGCAAACGCTCGTTTTCGGCCTGTAACGCTTCAACGTCGACCGTCGGGGCGGCTGGCGTTGCATCGTCGCTTTTTGCCTCGTTTGCGTTCGTTTCCGGGGCGGTTTCATCCTCGACAAGCAACGCGGCGAGTTGTTCAAGAATCGCTTCGCTTTTGTCTTCTGTGTTTTTTTCTTGTTCCATCGTTTGACCTCCTTTATTGTCAAGATCCTTTACGTATGCACAGCAAGGTTACGAAAAAACCTCGGTCTTCCCCTCGACCGGGGTTTTTTTATGCCTGCGAAATGATTTTTTGCAACTCGGCCTCGACGGCGGCGGCGATCGCTTGCTCGTCGGCTGGCGACAAACCAAACCACGGCGTCAACGCTTGGTTGAACGCGGCCTTTTCTTTTTGGTCGTTTGTAACCGTGATCACGCCTTTTGCGCCCGTTGGCGTCGCCTCGACGCGGTCAAGCAAAACGCTTTTGACCATTTGCCCGGTTATCGTCAAGTCGCGAATGTCGACCCGGCGGCCCTGTTTGTCGCGGCGCTTCCCGTAGCTTTTCGCGTAGGTTCGCGCGCTGTTTGGTTTCTTGCTCGGCGTTTTCATCTTTTGATCGTCGACTCCGACGCCCGCTTTTGTGCGCAGCTTGATCGAAGCCGCCCCGACTTGCCCCGCAACGTCGACGATCGCAAGCGCCGTTTTGCTCGTGATTTCCTCGGGCAACTTCAACTCCATTTTTCCAACCTTGATCACTTGCGCCCCCGGGCCGCGCTGTTTGCGCGTTTGATGTCGTTGGTTGTTGCTTGCCGGATCCCTTGCCTTTCTTGGTAGGACCGGGGAACCCAGATCCATTCGTGCCGGCAATTGTACCCGCCGCAACTCGTCAACACCGAAAGCCCTTGGTTGTTGTTGAGTTGCGAGATCTGTTGCTTGTCAAACGCGAGGCCGACGCAAACGTCGCAAAACGGGCGATCAAGGGCGTCGTCGGGGCCGCTGAAAATTGCGATTGTATCAACCCCGGCGGCCTCCATTCGCGCCCCGGCCGCGTTTTGTATGCTTTGCACTTGCGCCGACATAGCCGTCCGTACAATCGTTTCGGCTTGCCCTTGACTAAGGTTCGAAACGGCCGCGATTTGCTCGCCAGCGACCGAAAGCGGCGTCGGGACAACTTGCATTTGAAGCAAAACTTGCCGCACTTGCGCCGCTATGTTTTCGCGGATCCGCGCAACCTGCAACGTCGCCGTTTCTTTTGCGGCGTTTTGTTGTTCGAGAAACGCCGCGCCCTCGCCGGCAAGGGCCGCCTCCAAACCACGCAACGAGGGCGTTTCGAGGCCGTCGGCGAACTCGACGCCGAGGCCCTTGATCTTTTCAAGCGCCGTTTGCGTCGCGAGGTTGAGGAACGGATCGAACTCAAAATATTTGCGAACACCCGCCCGGTCGATCAAAGCGTAGACAAGTTCAAGCGAAACTTGCGAACGCAAAAGCCGATCGTTGTCGCGGTTTTTGCGTATCCAATCGATCAAAAAGTCGCGAAGCGGCGGCAACTGGCGGCGGTATTGACGCGCGACCCGTTTCAACGACTCTTCGGTTTCGATCGTTAGCTCGTCAAGCGTCGCCATCGTCTAACCCTACTACGGGCAAAAGCGGCCCAATCAAAGCGACCTCTTCGGCTTGGATTTGTGCAAGCTCTGCGTCGGCCTCGTCGGCCGTCATGTTCCACAAAGTCTCCATTGCGCGCTTGCGCGAAATCAACTTGCCTTGCACGGCGAGGTTGTAGGTTGCGACCTCTTCGGCGAGGTTTGCGCCGGGGCCGAGTGGTTGATAGTCGACTTGAACTTTTCCGGCGGGTAACTCGTCGCCAGTAAAGAAAAACCAAACAGACCTCGCGACGTCGTAGAAACGCTGTTCAAACAAGCGCCATAGGTTGCGCCGTTGTTCCCATTGGCGTTCGAGGTTGTGGAGTTGAATCGTGAGGGCGTACCCGCTTTGTGCCGACAACGTGCCGCGCGTCATTTCCGGGCGGATCCCTAGTTGGTTGAGCGTTACCGCCGAGGCTTGCAAAACGGAGTCCAAGTGCATTTTGAGATCCGCTTGCATGTCCAAAACCGAGACCGACGCGCCCGGGTTGTCAATCGTCAACATACTCGACGGATCGGCCATTTTTTGCATTTTCTCTTCGTCGTCGAGGCCGATCCCGACTAGTTGTTTGAAACTTTGCAGGTGTTGAATATGGTTCAAATCGGTCTTTTGCACGCCCGTCGTCATGGTGGCTTGGCGGAGTTGTTCGCTTTCGCCCTCGTGAAAAACCTGACCGTCGGAGGGGTACGCGTTGTGAATACATACCCAAGGAATCACGCCAAATGGGTTCAGGTTGTCGGGGTTTTCCGGGTCGCGGATCAAGTGAAAATCTTTGTCGTATACCGCGTAGTTTTCGGCCGTCCAGACTACGAAGTGATCGCCTTTCTGGTACATAAGAAACGACAAGCCGAGCGGGTCGAGCGGGGCCGGCAAGGCCCACGCCGAATCCGGCGTCAAAATGTCAACCGTCAACAACTGGCGGGTTTCGTCGTAAAGCGGGCGAACAAAGGTTTCTTGACAGACGAAAGTTTTTTTATCGGCCCCGTCAAACGCCATATCAAGATCCGCGAAAACCTCGAAAGGCTCGGTGTTGCCGTCAACGGTTCGCGTCGTTTTGCGCGAGTAAACGCAAGCGATTTGATCGGCGGCCTGTTTAAGTACGTTGATCGACGTGTCGGCGCGAAGCGCAAGTTTTTCGTACGTTTGCGGCAAAAACAACGCCCGCAACTCGTCGTCAAGGGCGTGTTTCCAATCGCCCGCGTATATGTCGAGCAACCCGGCGACGTATTCCCGCCGCTCGGCCTCGCTTTGCTTTTTGACAAGGCTTTGAAGGTTTTCGCTTGTGAGTTTCATCGTGATCGTTTCCTTCGTCGCCGCGCGCGGCCGTTTTGTTTGCGTTTCGCTTTCTTTTTCTTGTCTTCCCGGTTGAATTGCGAGACTTTGCGGATCGCCCAATTCACGCCAGCCGTGCCGCCCCACGTTGCCCACGCTACGCGGCCCCGGTCGCGCCAAGGTTCGCCTTGATAACGCTCGGCGACGGCGGCATTTTTCCGGTGGCGTTGAAACGCGGCCATTCGGCGGATCGTGGCTTCGGTCAACGCCCGGCCGCTTGCGATCTGATTCGCCCGCGTCCAACCCACGCGCGTCGCGCCTTTGACGACTTTTCGGCCGTACTTATCCCGCCAGCGGAGCGCCTTTTTTGCTTCCTTGATCGCGCCGGCTGGCGGCTTTGCTTTTCGCATTTTCAAGGGCCTCCGTTATCCATGCAAGCGCCTCGCCGCTTTTGACTTGATCCCCGGTCGCATAGTAAACGATCCACCCGCACAACTGCAACGCGGCCATTTTCCAACAATCGCCCGCGTAACCCTTGCCCCGGGTATGTCGACCGCCGCCCCACGTCCCGCCTTGCACTTCGAGAACGATCGCCTCGTCAATCCAAGCGAAGTCGACTTTGTGCCGGGTCATGAGTTCGCGCGGGTGGTCGGGCTTTTGCCGTTGTATCGGGATCAAGCGAAGTTGACGCGCCGGGAGCGGCAAGCCGGCGGCCTTGCATTGCGAAAAAAACAAGTCTTCGAGGTTGCTTTGACTCATTAAACACCCCCAAAAAGCGGGAGTTGAACGCGCCGCATTCGTTCGCTTGCGAGGTCGAAGTAATCGGGATCCCGCTCGATTCCAACAAAGCCGAAGCCCTCGGCAAGACAAGCCCGGCCGGTTGTACCCGAACCCATGAAAGGATCAAGAACAACGCCGCCGGGTTGAGTCACAAGCCGGCAAAGGTATTGCATAAGCGCAACCGGCTTGACGGTCGGGTGGTTGTTGCGGCTTGGTACTCTTGTTCCCGCGTAAGGGTTGATCCCGGCGCTTCCCGGCTGGCGGTTTGTCTTGTCGGCGGCGCTTGTCTCCGCCCTCGAAAGGCCGGCGTCGCGGTCGGCTTTGTCGGCTTTCGGGCAATAGAAAAAACGCGCCGAGTCGTCGGGAAAGTGATCGTTGACCTCGTCGGATCCATCGTGGATCAAGTTTGCGGGCCACCGGCCTATTTCCGTTGACTGCTTTCGGCAGACCGATTTTGACATTTTGTGTTGATTCCATCCTTTTTCTGGATCAAAACCAAAAGCGCCGTTACTTCCTGTTTTTTCACCGTTCGCTTCGATCCTGCACCCGTCGACGTTGATCGCGCCCGTTCCCCACGTCAACACGTTTTCGGCTATCGTGCCGGCGAAAGGCTTGCGGGCTACCGTGATCGGTTCAAGGGCGGGTTTTAAGGCCGTTCCCCACCCTTCCCATTGCTTCGCGGCTTCGGTTGCGGGCGCGGTTATGTCAAAAGATCCCATCGTTCCTTTTTTGTCCCAAATCGCAGTTTTTCCGCTTCGACCTTGATCCAAAACCTCGCGCTCGGCCCCGGCGGCCTTGTCGATCGCCTTGCTCACGTCGTGCGATTTTGGGAAGCCGGATCCGTAGACCCACGCGATCAAGTCGCGAATCTCGAAGCCCGCGTCCTCGATGTTGACGGCCATTCGATGTTGGGTTCGTGTCCCGGCAAACGCTAGAAGATACCCGCCCGGCTTGAGTACCCGCAAACACTCGCGCCAAACCTCGACGCCCGGGACGTCGTAATCCCATTTCTTGCCCATGAACGCGAGGCCGTAGGGCGGATCGGTCACGACGGCGTCAACGCTGTTTTCGGCGAGGCCGCGCAAAACCTCGACGCAATCACCGCGCAAAAGTCGGGGTTCAATCATAACGAAGCCCCAAAACGCTCGCCAGTGATTCGGCATAGATCAACGTCATGTCGAAGCCGTGGATCTGGCTTTCGGCCGGGTAGTTTCGGCACGGGTAAGACTCGCCCCAATTGATGCAAGCTGCGACACGGTGCGTTCGCTGGCGTAGG